TCATCTCCCCACCGGCTGAATATCAAAGTGCACGTTGCTTGACCCCTCAATGGCGTAGGCATAGCGTACATCCGGCTGACTGAGGAACCAGGAAAGCACCGTCTGCTGGCTCACGCCGTAGACATAGACATCTGCTGCCTCACCGTACATGTGCTGACTAGTGGCCACGCCCTTGCTGTCCTTGTTATGATGGGGGCACCGCAGACCCGAAATGATCTCCATGGGCTTGCCAAAGTGCTTTCTTCCCCGGTCGGCGATCTGTACCAACAGGGGCTGGATCTCGTGGGGATAGCCGTCACAGTAGGGCTTGTGATATTGTCCGCACTTGCAGGCAAATTCCTTTGGGGAGAAGTATTCGATTTCGTCCCACCAGCCCTCGGCAACTGTTTCCTTTTCGGAAACGGTTGGGATTTCGCCATTCACCATGGCATTCAGGGCTTCCCCCTCTGTGTTCTGGTCAAATTCCCCTGTCTGTAAGATTCCCAGCTTTTTCTGCAGCTGCACCGTAGCTGCCCTGCTCTGCGGTCCCCAGATGCCGTCCACATCCTTCGGCGGGAGCAAGTCGAACCATGCGAGCATCAGTTGTTTTTGTTTGATGGTCATTGGCTGTCCACACATTATTGTTCTGCCAGGAAATGGCTGAGAATCGTATTGGCATACAGTTTTGCAATTCTCATGGAACCTTCCGCATTCGGGTGAAGCCCATCGTATAAATACCGTCCGCTTTCCCCGCTTGTTTCAAACTCACGAATGATGCCGCTTTCATTCGTGGCATCGATTACAATGAAATTGTATCTGTTCGCCATTTTCCTGATTGCTTCCAGCATTTCATCAGGCTGTTCATTCGCCGCCCTCTGAATGGGAAGCCCTGCAAAAAATACTGCCCCTTCATATTTGCTTCTCAATGTCCACATGGACCAGCGAAGCGCTTCATACAAATTGGTTCTGTCCAGCTCTTCCAGAGTGGCTTTCGACATGGCAGTGTCGTAATCGCCGATCGAAGCCGCACCGTCATTTGTTCCGAGAGATACAACGACTATCGCCGCATCGTCGTTACTGCTGTCAGCCATAGCCAGAGCAATTTGTTCACTTACATTTTGCCGGTATGTACTCGAACCGTTGTCCTTGTAAGTCGCACCGGACTTTGCGTAGTTTTTAAAATTGAATATTTCCAAATAAGCACAAATATATTTCGGCCAGTTCACCCGTACCCCTTCTTCATAATTTCCGCCATTATCATCCATTGAAGAAGTTTCAGTAATGCTGTCACCGAAAATCAGCATTTTTCTTCCATAAGTCGGTTTTCTATAGGAAAAGGCATTTCCCTGCGCATCTGTAACAGAGGTACGCACCGGTGTGTAACCTTGTATCCCATTAAAGGAAACAACCGTAGTCGTGTAATCTTTGCTTCCGGATTTCCAACGCTGATAAACCGTAAAAACTAAATAATACGCATTGGAAGGAATCGAGATTGTTGCGGTTTTAGTCCCTTTATCTATTGTTTTACCACTGGAAACCACATTCTTTTCAGCATCATAGAAAGCGTAAAACCTGTTGTTCCCTGAAAATATTGGCAGATTGTTTATATACAACGTTTCGTGTCCCCTGACACGGATATAATCCGAAACAGCGGAATTACTTTCTTTTATAATTCTGCCATCATTGTAAACTTCATACCCGGCTATAACCTTAGTGCTGTCAAATACATTTCCGGTTTCGTCGATTCCAATGTAAAGCGCTTCCTCTTCACCAACGGCACCGATATTTTCTCTCGCCTGGGTTTTCTGTTCATCGGTCAGCGTCTGTTTTGTACAGAGCACAGCATCCGCCCCGTACCCTCCGGAGTCATCGCTGTTCCCTTCATCATTCTTCTCCAGGGCCTCTATCCGCGCCGCCAGCTGGGCCCATACCGGCAGGCTGGGATCGGTACTTTCATCGCCGGAAGGTTCCGCAGCCTCAGCCGCAATACCCAAATCTGCCCAAAAAGTCGGTATGGCCAAGGTCCCATCTTCCTGTGTACCAAAAAAACCTACCCGCAGTCGCTTTCCGACTTCAATAACCTCGGCCGGAATCTGTACAGTATTCCCGGACGTCACCACAATTCTGGTTACTGCCCCTTGAAACACTACTGTCCTCGTCAGATCAAGCCACAAAGGATCCGTATACTCCACAGTGATATACCCACCGATCATGCCGGCAGGAATCGGCTTCCTGCTGACGATCCGCGCCGTTGTACCGGTTATCTGTAATTTTGCGATTTCCATAATTCGCTCCTCCTTCAAAATTCAAAATACCGCTGATGTGACAGCTGATCAGATTACAGAGAACAGCTGTCTGAACTTTACTTTTTTCATGTCTTTCCGCATTTTGTTTTTCACCTTTTTAAGATACTTCTGCTTTCAAAAAAACAGGATCCCTTTGATCGGCATCCTGTTCCAGCAGTGTTTTCTTCGCTTTAAACCCACAAACAACAGTACAATTTCTCAACTACAATACAATTCTTAACAAAATACAGATAAAAACAAACCGATTTCTTCATCATCTTCCTTTCCCAGAATTTTTTGCTGATGCTTTATATTTCCTCCGCCCTCACCTCCATCACCTTTTTAAGATACTTTTGATTATAGCAGACTTTTTCACTTTGTCAAGATACTTTTTATTGACTTCCAAAAAGAATGTGTTATTATTAAGATACATCCGCAAAAGGGAGGAATTCAGATGGGTGTTGGCGAAAAAATCAAAAACCTGCGGGAATCCATGGGCTTAACCCAAACCGAGCTTGGTGAAAAACTGGGTGTCAAAAAGAATGCTGTCAGTAAATGGGAATGCGGCCGGGTGGAAGACATTCCAACTTCTAAAATCAAAGCATTGGCTGCTCTGTTTCACGTTGCGCCATCCTTCCTGATCGATGACGAAGCAAATGACAGTGTACCTGCCCGTCCCGCTGTCAGTGATGATGATATCCAGTTTGCGCTGTTCGGCGGCAAGGACGAGATTACCGAAGCCATGTATGAAGAGGTAAAAAAATTCGCCGCTTATGTAAAGCAGCGTGAGGGATATCATAAATAATACAAACGCCATATTGCGAATATGCTAATGGGACTTTTGGAAGAACCCAGTAATATCCACGGTTTTTCCAATTCGGAACATGGCGAAAGGGACTCGAACTGGTGAATTCGCTCCGTCAAGCCGTCGCGACTGACTGTCCACCGGACAGTCAGATTTTATGGTTCGAGTCTGTCAAGGTATAAAAAATAATCCGAACCCCCAGATGTGGTTCGGATTATTCTTCTTTGGTACGGCGAAAGGGACTCGAAACATTAAGGATTCGCTCGGTCTAGCCCTCGCGAGCGGCGCTCACCCGCGCCACATTTTATTGTTCTCGTCCATCGAAATATAAAAATAATCCGAACCCCCAGATGTGGTTCGGATTATTCTTCTTTGGTACGGCGAAAGGGACTCGAACCCCCGACCTACTGATTCGTAGGCACGTAAAACAGTTTTTTAGAACTTTTACGCATCTTTATCTGTCATTTCTTTTTGTATCTTATATAAAAATCCAACATTTCTTATTGTGGTTTCCCTTAGTTTTCACCAGTTTGCAACAAATTAACAACACGTTCTCCAGCTGTTTATCCTGTAATTTCCTCGAAAATCCTTGTTTTTCCTCGAATCTTCTTGATTGCATTTTGCGTTGCTCCGGTTGTATTCTGAATGTAGAATTCCGTCGAAAAGAGGTTTTCGCTTTTGCGTAAGATGTTACTGGTTCTGGAGTCTGAAGAACTTCTGTTTTCGTTAAGTACTGCTTTGGCGGCCGAGTACGAAATAATCTCCTGCAGTCCGGCAAACGCTGTGGCCAATGTTACCAGGTACCGGCCTGATGTTCTTATACTCGATTTATTTCTATCCCATAGCAACGGCTTCAATATTGTACAGCAGATCTCTGACATTCGTCCTCCGGCAATTTTGGTTTTAACAATCCTGGTCACACCAAATATTCTACGCCAAACACAGGAACTGAATGTTCCTCTGATTCTCAAACCATGTACCGTTGGTGAAATTACAAGGAGGATTTCCGCTATGCTCGCACCATCTGTTTCCAATACTGAAAACGTTAAAGAGCACCTTCTGTATCTGCAGTTTCCTGTACATTTGGCTGGGTATCGGCAGCTTTGCACCGCTATCCCCATGTTTGCACGAAACCCGAATCAGTCCTTTACCAAAGAACTGTACCCTGCAATCGCAATTCAGTACGGATGCAGCTGGCAGGCGGTGGAGTGTTCCATCCGGATTGCAATTCGGAAAGCCTGGGAGTCCAGGGACGAAACAGTATGGAAAAAGTATTTCCCCAATCATACCCAATGCCCAAGCAACAAGGAATTTATTGCCGCGATTGCCCAGTGGCTGTAAAAAAAGTGCCCCTCCCGGTTGGGAGGGGCTATTATAGATGTCAGGAAGATACTCGTATTGCAGAGATTTAGGCTCTCCGCGGCCTGTTAACATTTAGGTGAGATCGAGAGTGGTTGTTCCAACTGTCATAGTGGCAGTGGAATTCCCATCCTTTGCATACAGTTCCACTTCGGCATAATAATAGTAGCCAGATGTGCAAGTACAATTAACATATCCCGAATGACTGATCGTACCAGTTTTATCAACCATCTGGGAATAATATGACATGCTGTATGTTCCCACTGTGCTCCAGTTGACTTCATCTGTGGAGCGCTTCAGTTTGATCGATTTTACACCCAGTTCGTCCATCTCACCAACTGCAGTAACGTCAAACCAGATTTCATATTGACTTCCAGAAACATGTTCAAAAAAAGTATTGTAATATGCAAAATAATTGCTTCCGCGAGGATCAATAGTTTCTGCTGCACCTACAGGAAATGCCAGAACCAGAGAAAAAACTAGCAATGTACATACAAAACGAGTAAAACGCTTCATTCAATATCCTCCATTACATAGATTGAGTCGAGAATCCTCTGAAGAGTATCCTCCTGACAATCCAATGTAAGGAAGTATTCTATATTATTTTTTTTCCAAACCGCTATTCTTCGGTTTTCGTTCTTTGTTAACTTGTATTCCGCTCCTTCACGTTCAAAGCGTTGATAACTTTCTTCCTCCCCAAAGTATCCATGGAGCGAATCTTTTGTAAAAACTCGAATTTGAAAAACAGCCTCTTGGTTTTCTTTTATAAGGCTTATAGAAAAACCGTTAACTCCTGGAATTCTTTTTGTTTTGATTTCATCTAAAACATATCCTTCTGGAAACCACATAGGAATCAGAGGTTGCTCTATTCCCAATTCTAACGCCGATTCATAAATCTTCTGCATTTCAGAATTATCCGTTTGAAACGGAAATTGTATTTCTTCCTTATTCTCTATTGGGTTAAACCACTCAACAGCATCTTTTGTCCACTGTATAATCACATCCCACAAGCTCTCTGCCTCGACCTCCTGCGGCACCACAGCAAACAGCAGTCCCACAACCAGCACTACAGATGCCACTTTCAAAAGCCAGCCATTGGAGCGGGAAGACTTCTTCTTAATCCCCCTCACCCGTTCCTGATACCGTTTCCAGGCAGCTTCCTTCTTGGGAGTTATTTCCACCAGAGCTGTATCTTTTCCTTCCAGAATGTCCATCAGAAGTCTGACAGATGCAGGATCCGGTTCGTCTCTTTCCAGTTCTGCGTTCAGCATGGCATCCAGTTCATCTGTGGACAGCTGATCCAGGCGCTCCCGAAGTCCGGTCATATTAAATTCTTTCATAAATGACCTCCTCTTCATAGCAGTCCTGCCATAATTCCAGGAAATAGACCAGTGCTGATATCAATTCAGAATTGCTGGGTGGAGTACGTCCGTCCAGCAGCTCTTCCGGTAAATACTGACGCCATTTGTTTGGATTTCGGTTCTTCCATGCTTTCTTAATCGCATCACGGATGGCGGTGTCAATATTGCGCACCACCGCTTTGGGTATGTATTCCTCTCCGACTTTTTCAAAAATCTCCGAAACCACAATTTGTGTGGGGTTCCGGTAAGCAATGACCAGAGCATTTTTCATATACCCAAATCCATCAAAATTCAGAGGAATCTGCAGATCGTACAGAATCATGAGGACAACGCTTTTTACCTGATGGCTGCGCAGTCTCTTAGCCATATAATCTGCACGCTCTAAAATCGGATCTTTGTCTCTCTCCATTGTTCCCCCTCCAATTCAAGAACATTATGGCATAATCTGGGGGCTTTGTCCATCGAAATCTGTCGAACGCAAAAAATCCCCTCCCCGGTTTTACCCAGGGAGGGGATCATTCATTTATTCCGCATGTCCGGCATCTGCCAGACCCTCGGCCACCAGATAACCGAACACTGCAGCGCCCTGCAGGATCAGGCCGGAGATGGTTTCGGCGGTTTCCGCATCACCGTCAAAGGCAACGATCAGACCGGAAACAAAACCGGCCACGGCTACCCACAGCTTGCGGGAAGTCAGCTTACGGATAAAATCCTGTTTGGTCATATGTAATTCCTCCTTATTCCTCGTAAAGGTGGATACCTTCGATTTTTGCCCTCTCGCACAGGAAGTGCCGGTACACTTTCATGCTATTGAGCTGGGCTTCCAGCAGATCATAGGAACAGGAAGGCTTAAACTTCAGTTCTCCTGCCTCCCACGCAGACAGCATAGATGCCAGTTTTCCGATGCGAATATCCAGCTGGTATACTTCAGCCTTGAATCGCTCCTTGTAGTTTGCCCTGCCGTTGCCGTTGACGATGACGTGGGCAAAGGGGAAAACTCCCTCCCGCAGGCAGGCGATCAGCAGATCCTTACCCATGGACATGCCATTGATCCGCATGTCATCCAGGACATCATCCAGAGTCATTCTCGGGGATTTGGGCATAATGATCCTCCTAATCTTCAAATTCAGCGGGATCTTCTTCCATAAGGTCAAAGTCCATCCCTGCGGCCTCCAGCTCCATACCGCGCTTCTCCAGCGCCCGGAGCGTATACAGGTACTGCCGCCGGCGGTACCGGCGCTTCTCTTCGTTTTTGGCCAGTCTGACATAGGGTGAATTCAGCAGACGGGCAATTTCCTGCTCAACCTGTTCATCGGACAGGCAACGTTTCTTTGGCATACTTGCCTCCTTGTAGTATCTTTTTGATTGTGTTAAAATCACCTCGGAAGGAGATGATTGCATGACTCCCGCAAAAGATATTCACCTCAGCAAAAACGCTTTTCGTTTATTGAAGAAAATATCCAAAGGAAAATCACTTGACTGGGTTGCCGTTGAAAAGACGCTGGAATATAAGTCTCTGACATATTTCAGTCTGATCGACCATCGGTGCGGCAGCAAGGATGGAAGCCTGACAGAAAAGGGTCTGCAGGTCCTGCTTTCTCACCAGCACGCGCAGGAAGGCCGAAAACAGGAACACCGGCATAACTGGCTGATTGCTGTTTTCTCCACCCTGGGTGGTGCAATTCTTTCCAAGCCTATGTGGGATGGAATTGATTGGCTTATCGAATGGATCCAGGAAATACCTTAAAGCGCTCGGTCACATACCACCGGAACCATTCTTCTTCGGTCTTTCCCAACACGAATAACCACCAGCAGCGGCTGGCATTTGCCTCGCCAATTATGGATTTGATTCCTTCAATAGCTGGGCGAATGTAATCGGATTTGGACGGTTTCTTCTTTTGCCAGGGCATATGTCTTGACGCAGATCGCGGAAGATCATCAAATCCCTCTGGCTTCGGTCCGACCAGATCATCCCACTGGTAGCAGTTTAGTCTGCAATAGGCCAGCCCCAGGCGGTCGATCCGGTTAAGTTTAGATTCGTCTATCCGGAGCACCTTCTCGCCTCCTCACCTATTCGTCTCACTTTTGGGATGTTCATCCCAAAAAAATAGCTGCCTTCTCAGCGCCATCATGGATTCCGAGCTTTTCACAGATTCTTTCGATTTCATCTGTGTTAAATGGAATCTTTCCGTTTACCTTAGAATTCAAGGTATTTTTCGACATTCCCAGTTCTGCGGCTAACGAACGCTGAGAATATCCAGCTTCTGCAATTTTGCCCTTCAGTTTGTTTACTGCCAATTGATTCACCTCCGCGTCTCACATTTGGGACGGTTTTATAATAGCACCATGCTTTACGTATGTCAACCCATTTTTGGGACAGTTTCAAAAAATTTTTAGAAAATGTATTGCATTTTTGGGACAGTCGTAGTATTATGTTTTTTGTAGAGGAGTGTGAACACTATGAGTGACATCTCAGAACGCATTTTGGAGATTATCTTGAATAAAGACATTTCATACGGTGAGCTGGCAACCACAACCGGCATTCCAAAATCAGCACTGCAAAGGTATGCCACTGGTCAGACTGAAAAGATTCCGATCGACCGTTTAGAAAAGATTGCTAAAGCAATCGGCACCACGACAGCTTATCTGATGGGATGGGAAATCACAACAAACAAAACGCCCACTCCGAAGAGTGAGCATGACCCTAATGAAATTATGTTCGCCCTCTCCCGTGGCGGCGAGAGGGAGATTACCGATGAGATGTTTGAGGAAGTCAAGCGTTTTGCTGCTTTCATCGCAGAGCATGAAAGAAATAACAAATTACAGGAGGAATAAACGTGGCAAGCTATTTGACACAAACCAGCGACAAGAAAAAATGGGTTGCCTTCTTCCTTTGCCTTTTCGGCGGTTTCTTTGGCTTGCATTATTTCTATGTCGGCCGTTATGGAAAAGGAGTCCTTTATCTCTTTACCATGGGACTTTTCGTCTTGGGTTGGTGGCACGACCTTGGGAAAATCCTGAACGGCAAGTTCTGCGATAATATTGGTGTTCCGCTTAGGACATAATTATTCCAAGCTGTATTCATTGGAGATATACACAATAAGAGGAGATTCGTATGAGTGATTTGAAAGACCCCAATCTTGTAATGCTAAAGCCTGCTGAGAACAAGCATTTCTCTTCTTCCATTGACCCCATGCTGGATCCTGGAGAAACAATTATTTGTGTCTACAAATTCATGCGTTTCTCCCAGGGTGTTGTATTTACTAATAAGCGTATAATCACAATAGCACCCCAAGGAGCCACCTCACAAACTGCTTTCACAGCTCTACACTACAGCAAGATCCAAGCATATTCCGTTATCCCATCAAGTGGAATTATCCCAAATAATACGCTAAAGTTGTGGATCCCGGGTTTAGGTGATGTTGAGTTGGGTTTTGCTTCTAAGTCTGATGCATTTGCAGCTTGTAAAATTATTTCCGCGCATATCCCGTAAATTTAACAAAAAACCGCCCCGGCCCTAAAGCCGGAGCGCAAAACTCATTTTATGTACTTAAGCATTTGGACTAAGTATTCTCCGTCAATCTTATCCGTTTCATCGCGGTCAAGATACCGAATGTCAAATTCACAAAAACCGTTTTTAGCATAAAAATCAACGAGTTTCGATTTGTCTTCACATTCCAGATATGCAAATTTTCCGCCAACGTCGAACTGCAATCTTCGAATTTTCTCACAAGCTTCATTCAGCAATTCACTGCCAGTAATCAATTTATTGTATTCATTACAATAGTTTTTACCTAGCTGCGCAATCAATGGAGCCGCCAGAATATACGACTTCAACGTGGAGTCGTACGTTGCAAACTTGGCTATTCTTCTGCGCAAAGAACCGCTGGCACTGCCTAAACGCTTTGCCGATATTCGGATATACTTATTGGCCAAAGAAAAATAACCAACCAATACCCATTCATCTTTGTATGAAGCAAATACCAAATGCGTCTGTGCCCATCCGTTTTTTGCAAATTCTATGGCTTTCTTCGACAGGAAAAATTCCACATCAAGGTTCATCGGACACGAAAAATTGGAGAGAATACTTTTTGCCGTATCCTCTCCTAATTCTTCGATCAAGATTTTCAGATTTACAACTCTGTATCCTGTCATTTAGTGTCTCCGAACATCTTACGGATTTCTTCTCTGCTTGCATCAGAAAAAACTCTGGTCTTCTTTATATGTTGTGCGTGCTTACCTTTGGCATTCTCCAACGCATTGACCAGTGCCAGAGCAGAATCCCGCGTTTTAACATCGACGTTCTTCAAGACGCTCTTGGTTGCCACACAATCACATCCTTTCTTACCATATGGGTACAGTAACCCTTACTCTAATTATAGCCAGTATTTCTTTTATTGTAAACTGGTAAATGTAAACAAAATATGAACATTATTTTCATTTAAGCTACTTATCCAGTATTTATCTTTTCTATAAATACGCGCGAATAGGCCCAAAGTTGCATATAAGTGTACAACTTTCCAAAAAATTTTTTAGAGCGGCAACTCCATGAAAAATTGTCTAATTCAGGAACAAACAGAAAACCGCCCCGGTGCTACCAACACCGAAGCGGTCAAAGGCTGCTCAAGGATGCTACCAACATCCAACGAGCGGTACAGAAAACCACCCACACACAACTATAGGGGCATTCTGCGCATTTTTATGATATCAGATTTGCCCCGGAAAGGCAAGGTATAAAATGTCCATCTGCATCAAATGTAAGGCAGATCTTCCGGAAGGTTCTGCGTTCTGCAATATCTGCGGCAAGCGGCAAACCCCTGCACCCCGGAAGCATCGTAAACGGGCCAACGGCACCGGCAGCATCTCCCACCTCTCCGGAAACCGCACAAAGCCATGGATGGCGAGAAAGAACGGTGTCTGCATGGACTCTATGCTACCCGTGGCGAGGCACAGAAGGCTCTTGAGCGTCTCACAGATGTTAACGTCACCGACAAATTCAATATGACTTTTGCTCAGGTCTACGAACGCTGGCACGAAGAACATAAGCGGAAGATCTCCGAGAGCATGGACCAGAACTACCGTCTGGCCTACAAGCAGTGCTCCCAGCTGCACAATATGCAGATGCGCAAGATCCTCCGCAGCGACTATCAGGCCTGTATCATCGCCCTGGAAATGCAGGGCAAAAGCAAGTCCACCTGCAACAAGCTGCGGGTGCTTCTGGGGCAGCTGGGCCGCTGGGCAATGGAAGAGGGTATCACTCTGACCAACCCCGCCGAAGATCTGAACACCGTGGCCAAACAAAAGAGCACCCGGGAAATCTTCACAGAGGAAGATATCAAGGCAATCAAAAAATCCAGCCTTCATGCAGCTGACATAGCTCTGATCCTGATCTCCTGTGGCTGCCGGCCGGGCGAACTGTTCACAGTTCCGCTGGTCAACTGCCGTGAGGATCACTTCATAGGCGGCAGCAAAACAGAAGCCGGCAAGAACCGTGTCATTCCCATCGGCCCTGACGGCATCAAAGCATATCAGAAAATGAGAAAGCGTGCCATCAAAGAAGGCGGCTCCTTGTTGATCGATGGCTATGAAGGGCGAAATAAAACAGCAGCCAATTTCACCAAACGCGAATGGCGCGATCTGATGGATGAAATCGAACGGGACGGCATGATTCCATACAGCTGCCGGCATACCTTTATCACCAGAGCCATCCGTGCCGGCATGGAGCTGCCTGTTCTGGAAGCCATCGTGGGTCATGTAGACCGGGAAACCACCAAGATTTATACCCATCTTCACGCCGAAGATCTGGTTGAAGCCGTACAGGCAATGAAAGAGAAAAGTTATGCGGTTTGTAGCAAATCTGTAACACGGTCTGAGCATTCAAAAGCCAAACTTCCGAAAAGTTCATAA